TATTATCCCAGAGCTTTAATGTACCTGAACTGTGTGAGTTGACTACAATACCTTTTAACACACCTGCACCCGTTTTAACGAGGGCTGAAGCACTTAGGTTAGTATAAGTAGCAGAGTCACGAATCTTGAGAACGTCGTTAGTGAGGTCTTCACCAGCGATTTTAGTCTGTAGTGTAGACCAAAGTGCGGAATCTGTTTCTCTAGCCATGAAAGCCCCCTATACGTCCGCACCACCAGAGATAGCGGCCTCTGAGCGGTTGGTTTCACCCTTGTAATATGTTCCGTTTGCACCAGAAGCGAGAGTGGCAGCACCCCAGGCAATGTTAGTACAGGTTTCGGTAGTAGCGATGGCGTTGGCTTCAGTACCAGCGTTCTTGGCTTCTACAGTCTGAGCTGTGTCAGTGTTGGTAGTAGCGGTTACGTCTGGGTGAGCGTAAGTACCTGTACCGTATGTAGTACCAGCACCAGCAGAGGCGTTGATAGCACTCTTGAGGTTGTCGAGCGATACAGCAGCCGACACACCGATGAGAACTTCAAAGGCAGCACCCGTAAGAGTGGTCTTGAAGGTGTAGGTGTATCCACCGATTGTTACGGTTTCGTTGTTACCAAATGTACCTGACGAGGTGAGGACACCTGTAGCTTTAACAGCGTCACCAGCAGTGTTCTTAAGAGCGTAAATTACTTTTTGTTCGAGCTTCGAGTCGTTAGCGTAAGACGCTGGGTCTACGTTTACGGCACGAGCTACTAATTCTAAAAATGCACGAGACATAATGTTTTTCCTTTTCTATAGCGGTACTCGGACGCAATGCTTTTCCCTGCTTTTTTATTTTAGTTTACTCTTAAAGTGTATGCCCTTTCGATAAATCTTACAAGGGAATTGCAAGAGAAAACCACCCTTTCGGGTGGCTTGTCTCTGTAAGCTCAATTGCAGCTTAGGGAGCAGTCGTCCTGGTCACCTCAACTAACGACGCGGCACGTTCGACGCCGACGCCATAAATTGAGTGGAGAACAGCCTTGACACCGATGGCGTCTACTGAGTATTCCATTTCAAACTTAGGAGCAAGTTGCTTTGCAAGGGTGATAGCATCCTTGTGGAAGAACAGGTTACGACCAGTGGTCGAAGTTGGAACGTTACCACTGTGGTAGAGGTCCATTGCGTAGACATTACCGATTAGAGAATCAGCAACACCGTTTACGGCAGTACCAGTCTTACCAGTTTGGTCGTAAGCATTGTACTTGTTTACACCTAGCAAATCAGCTTTGGTGTAGTGACCTACAACGCCACGGCGACCGCTAGCAGGAGTGTTAGCTACGTCGAGGGCAGTAACAACCGAGAGGATGTCAGCGTCGTCAACAGCAGCACCAGCCGAAACAGTTGTACCAGCAGAAGCATAGAGAGCCATCAGATCGGTGTCGGTCTGACGAGCTACGCTTTCAGCCATACGAGTTTGGAAGGCACTCTTTAGGTCGTAGTTACTTTGTACTTTAGCGATGTCTTCAATCTTAACGGCACTGTAGTAGTGCTTGTCGATTGCAATGGCGATTGGTGTGCCATTTGGTACATCGTAAGTTACGTCGGTTGAAGCAGACTTAGCACGAGAATCAACAGCGATGGTGAATGGTACGTTGATAGTGTCGCCACCGTCAGTTACCAGACCACTGCGGTCTTTAACGAGTTTAGCCATTTGGAGCATTTTGTCGTATGGTTGCTCGATGTCACGAGTCCATTTTTCAGCAATATACTGAGCTGTCTGAGCGATAGCACGAGTAGTGTTGCTATTTGTCGTTGGGGTTGCCATGTTATGGTTTCCTTTTTATTTTAATTTGCCAGAGATGAATGCGTCGAGTTCTTCGTCGGTCATCTGTTCAGGAGCCTTGTTAAAATCAAGGCGTTTTGCCTTTGAGCCGTCAGGTCGGAGACCTGTTTGTGCAGCTTGTCGGGCGATGTTCTTAGTGGATTTCTGAGTCTTAGTTGCGGCGGTGCGTTCGACTAACTCCATCATGCCTTCTATGTAGTCTGAGTAACGGATGTTTGGATTCGCTACTTGACCAGTTTCTTTGTCGTAACCGACAGATGAAAGGTACATTTCGTTAAGTGCGTCTGCAACCGACGGATTAAAGTCTTCAGAGTCCTTATTAAGAACTGGATACTTAGATTCAATCTTGGGTGCATCAATTTCTAATCGTGTGTGGAACTGAATCGACTTAGCCTGTTCTAAGCCTGCTTGGTAGTTCTGCTGTCCGTAGTCCGTTCGGTCTTGTTCAAATCTGTCCAAAACTTCTGGGTCTGCTTCTAACGTCTCTCTATAATCCAAGCCTGGTTTAATGTTGGGCTGTGGTTGCGATTTCTGTTTCAAATCTGCAATTAGACTTTTGATTTTAAGTTGCTCTATTCGCTTTTCAGCTCGTGGAGATAGTTTCGGTTCTTCGACTTCTGGTTCCTCCCCAGTTTCCTCGGCAGGTTCCTCGTCTTCTACTTCTTCTTCAACTTCCCCGACTTCTTCTTCAACAACTTCGGGAGTTTCCTCCACTTCAGGTTGTTGTTCTTCAGACTCAATTACTTGGTCTTCAGTATCCATATTGTCCCTCTTTTCATTTTAACTGACCCCGAATTTGTAAGGCGGCACGGTCGACTCCGCTCATTTTGGTGTTTGTTTACAGTCCACATTCGGGTTACCAAGCCCAAAGTCAGGACGCTACTTGTAAGGCTACTATACCACTATATCCTTAAATATGGGAAGCCCCTTTTCGTCACTACCTATAAGGAGTTTATTCGTGGGGATTGTTTGCGAAAACTGACCCTTTTCACTCTCTCCTATAAGTTGATTCCCAACCTGTCGCCAAGTAGTAGGCATTTCAGGTTTAAGATACTCTGAAATATCCTTATCTGAGCCGTGAGGAGTTACCTTAGCTGGAGTGATTCCTAGTTTCTCAAACTCTGCCGCTTCTCGTTCTTCCTGACTAGCGTATTTGTTTGACATCTTTTACTGCCTCTGCTGCCTGTTCGTAGGCGTTAATCACAGCTTGGAACTCGCCAATAATAGTGTTGGCTATCTTCCAGTCTTCAGGGGTTACGTCAGCACCAATAACAGGGCGACCATCTGGTAAGAACGCCTTGTAGTAGTCCATTCTCTCGTTTAGGTGGGTTTTGAGAGCTGCGAACTCTCTCGTGCGTGAGAACTTAGCTTTTGATTTCTCATCTGCTAAAAGTTGTTTCTCTATCTCTGCCTGGGGTAAATCTGCCCCAAAGCTGTCTCCGATTATCCCGTATTGTTCTGCCATAGTATCTCCCTTACTTTGTTTACATTGCCGATAGCTTGTCGACTGCCGAAGCTATTGTTGGGTCTGTGTATGCCTGTCCGTTAGCGGCTACGATTGGTTCTTGGGGCTGTTCTTGAGGCATAGCGTTCTCTAACTCTCGTACCTGTTCTTGGTGTTTCATTTGCTGGAGTTCCTGCTGCATCTGCTCCATTTGGGCTTGCATCTCCTTTTCTTTAGGAGAGAGACCGTCTTTAACAGTGATGAACTCGTCTGCACCCTGTACATCTGCTAGACTTCCGAAAGCGGTAGAGATTTTGTCTGGGTGGAACTCAATCCTGTCATCATCCTTAAACATATTTTGGAACTTACCCATGTTGTCGATGTAGCGTTCTAAGGCCTGTAACTGTGCGTCCTTATTAGTCTTAGCGGTAGAGTCGGGGTTCATTTGGAACCTGTACTCAACACCTTTAAGTGATTCAGGGTTGATTCTGAGAGTTCCTGCGGCTCCTGAAACGTCTGGCTCAATCTGGCTGAATAAGTCCATAACGTCTACCATGCCTGATTTCTCGATAGCTTTGATGTCTTCTTCAAACAACTCGATAGGGATTTGCTCAGTACCTACATTTACGATGAGTGAAGCCCAGCCGTCCATCAGTTCTTGGATTGCAGCAATTAAGTGCCTTCGCTCTGAACCGTCACGAGTAGCTTCCTTATCTGAGTAGAGATTTATGGCTTGAGGAGTTTTACCTTGTGAGGGGTTAAGAGACTCAGCACCAGGTATTGAGGCGTTCTGCGACCCGTAGAGAGAGAGGAGAGAGCCTGTAAGGTTAGATTGTGCTCCCTGGTAGGTAGCAAGACCAGCCGTGTTAGTAGGCATGGGGCGGATAGAGTTAGGGATAGTCTCAACGAGAATTGGGTTAGCTGAGGTTACGTCTAAGGTGTGTTTTAAGACACCGTTACCGTTGACGATGATTCCTGGGGCTAAGTTACGTTTAAGTGAAGCGAAGTAGAAGTTCGTTAAGCCGTCACGAGCGAACTGGAGAGGTTTGGCACGTTGGAAATCTCCCAACCCGTAGAAGGAATCAAACAGAGGTTGTGAGTATTTAATGACAAACGGAATCTTACCGTTCTTGTGGGGGTTCTTTAGTTTACGGAGTTGGACACATCCGTTTTCAGGAGCGAAAGTAACCCATTCGCCGTCTTCACCTGCTTCGTAGCGGGTAGCCAGTAAGATGCCTTTATTAACAGATTGAGGGGTGCGACGGTCAGCAATTAACGTATCTCGCTTGGAGTCAGAGCTTGCGTTTTCGTCAACGTTCTCGATAAGTTCCTTGATTGCGTCTACATCCCAACCAGAATCCTCATCTTCGCCCTCTAAAATATCCTCGAGGTACTTTTTGCCTACCCAAGTAAGAGCAGTAACATAGTCCATGTCTGAAATACTTGTGCGACCCTGTTGAGGGATTAAGTTACGAGGGTTCCACAGCCAACAATCAGGCCCCATGTAACCTGAATTACTTACTGTCCAGTCGTAGAACATAGGCATATACCCGTAGACTGAGGAATACATCTGCCACATATTAAACTTCTCTAAAAGGGAGTGCTGAGAGTTGGCGTTGGGGAAAATATACTTTTGAAAGAGAATATCCATAAAGGCTGCCTTGCCGACATCTGCTTTGCCCATAGGTAGGTAGTTGCCTTCGGGGAGTTTCGCAACAACACGGTCAGCTCGTTCCTTAGAAAGAGTAGCGGCGTAACTGTCGGTAATTTTAGAAGCGTCTACTGAGTGAGAGACTGAATCGTACACTTGACCGATTAACATGGCTTCGTAAGCGTCAAAGTTAGCTATGTAATTATCGTGAACGTCTTTGTCAGACTCGTAATCTTTTTTATACTTATAGGAATACTGACTGTCTTTTTTACCTTTTTCGTCTTTTTCGGCGTATTTAATCATTTTTGTTCCTTTTTCTTTGATTTTACCACGTTTTTAGCTACAAAATACCAAATTCGTTCGTTTGTTTAGCAATGGTTGGTTTAGGAAACTTAGATTCCTTGGCTACCCCGTATTTAAGGTGGAGCATGACATACCTTAGTGCGTCAGGGCCGTGGTCATCTTCCTTCATAGGCAGCTCTGATGGGTTACGATCTGGCTTTTCCTCTGGGTATTTGTAAAGTTCCATCTCTTTTATGACGTTTTTACAGACCGAGGAGAAGAATAGAGTCGGTTTAGGTTTACCTACGAGTTGGATTCGGGGTTTTAGCTTGGTTCGGATAAGGTCGATGCCGTGGATAATCGAATCTCCTCGCTTCACAACAGGTACAATCGGGAACTGGAGAGCCATAGTCTCAATAGCGTCTTTAGCCTGGGAGTCGCCTACCATTAAGACGAGTCTCTGGTCGCCTAATTTGTCTTTAATCCGTGGGATTATATCTTGTAGGATAGATTCTCTACCGTAAACCTCATCGTAGACGTACCAGTTCTGATCTTTGTCGATCCCAATAAACAAACAAGCGGTGGTGTGGTAGCCGAAGTCAATCCCAACATATATTGTGAGGTCTTCAGGGACATCACTCGGTTTAATAACATGAACATCTCGGTCAAACTGTGGATAAACAGCTCCTTGGACAGCCCTAAACTCTAATTCGTACTCCTGGTCGTAGACAGCTAGTTGCCCTTTCTTCTCGTAATCCTTCTTGGCAGCTTCTATGGCTTTAGGCAGTGCATAGGGGGAGTCTCTCCAGGTAGCCTTTAAGAAAAACCACTCGTCATCTTCTTGAGCCTGTAACGTAAGGTCGTAGAAGTGGTTAAACCCTCTAGGAGTACCCATAAATATCGCCCAACCGTCAGTGGTGGTGAACATAGGTTGATAAACAGATGTCCAGTTATCAGGGGATTGGTCGGCGTACTCATCGAATATCATCCCGTTAGCTTTAAAACCACGGTGGGAGTCAGCCTGATCTGAACCGAGTAATTGTAGAGTAGAACGAGGTTTGGTGACATCGTGGTTCACTTCAAAAGATGTGCCGTCAGGCAGAGTGACGGGGCCTTTAATGTAGTTGAACTCAATTAAAAGGTCTTGTTCGTTCTTCTTGAAGATGACTTCTTTAGGGATTAGGGGGACGTACTGCCTCCACACGACTTCGTGAGCCTGTTTATAGGTCTTAAAGACGATGAAATATCTCCCCTGGTAGATTACAGCCGACAGCCAAGAGTGGTTCATTGACCAAAAAGTTTTTCCAGTCTGTCTGCCGAAAAACAGTACACCTCTCTTATACCCACCTGTTAAGAACGCAAGGTGAGCTTCGATTTGCTTGGGATGAGGACTGTAATTGAAGGGCATTAGTGTCCCTAGAGGCTCTTTAAGATGTCTACAGCGTCCTTAGAAGTAACATCAAACACCTGGACTACCTGATTACCGATGACTTCTTCTTTCATCTGCTTAGATTGGTCAGACTTGGGTGGGTAGAAAATATCGAGGAGCCAGGCTTTACAGCGAAGGTAACGCATTTCATTTAAGAAATCTACTTCATTTAGAGGGTCGACAGTTATGCCTTGTTCTCGGGCGATCGTAAGAGCAGCTTCAGGGTCTTCGTGGAACATTAACTTACGGATAATGTATCGTTGATTTGTCTGTTCCCCTTGGTCGTTTAGTTTAATGGCGTGGAGCGGAACTTCCAACATAGGCTCTGTTAGCTTAACGGCCTCCAGTCGGGTTCCGACTTCGTAAGTAATATCGTAGTTATATTCAAACGCAAAAGGAGCTAGTCTACTCTCCTTTTTAAGACGCTCTACAGGCGAGGGGTATTCCTGAGTAGTAGAATACTTCTCCTGGACTCCTACGAGGCCCCCTGCGGTTACGGTAGCTTGTTGGAGGGGTTGGTACTGGTTAGGAGCGGGCTGCGACTGTTTAAGTTCTGTAACTAGTTTTAAGAGGTCTTCAAACTCTGAACGTGAGATTGTTACTTCTTCATCTTTTTTAGGTTCTGACTGGCGGGCAGCCTTCATCTTTTCTCCGAAAGCCTTACGTTCTTCTTCTGTCCATTCTTTCTTAGGCATAATAATCCCTCATTTACTTTTCAATAGTGTGTTTTATTTTAGAAGAGGCGAGGCTTTTGTTTGATTTCAATGTACAACTTCCTACGGGGGGTGTCAAGGATAACTTTTATACTGTGTAATATCACAGAGACAGGAAGATAACTATCACTCCGTTTATATAGTAAGTGGAGGAGAGTCTCTTTGAGGGGCAGTGGCATGGGGGGTACCCTGTGTGCTTATTTCTGTACTCTTATTCCTATATTTTCTTGTCAAGTGCTGCTCTAACCTGTAAGC